GACGGATCCAGAACAACACCGCTGCTCATCAATGGAATGTATGGGCAGTAGAATGCAGGAGCGTCAGCTTCTGAAGAACCCTTATAACCAACCAACACAGGAGTTGTGTCGCTAGCATAAGAGTCAACAAACACACGCATAGAACCGTTGAGGGTACCAGCAAACTTGGTGTTTGTAGGAGCTTCGAAAGTACCTTCTGTGGTACGAGCAAAAGCACTAGTAGTTGCAGATTGCAACACTGTCAAAGCGGCAGAGCTAACAACAGCGTAGTTACCAGCGCCACGACGTGTACGCTGAGCGATCAAGTTAGCAACACGGTTGATCAGAACAGCCAAAGCAGCGTGCTCGTCACCAACGAATGTAGCAGTACCAGAAACAGTAGCCTGGTTGTATGTGAACTCAGTAGAAGCCAAGCTGCGTAGGGACAGGAGAATCTCCTGGTCAATTTCAGCTGTAATTTCTTGTGCCAGAGCAGCCATGATTTCGGCTTCAACGTCAATACCGTGCATTGCTTGAGCATCTTGGGCACTTTCAAATGTCCAACGTGCTTGCAACTTACGTGTCTTGGCTTCAACAGCTTGCTTCAGGATCTGGACGGAAATTTGCTTACCGCCGTTACCTTCCATACTAGCAGTAGAACCGCCAGTGTAGCTAGTTGCTGTAGTTGTGTCTTTAGGCACAGTAGAGTAAGCAGTAGCAATTGTGAATGGGCTCAAGGCTTCTTGGCCAGCTGTTACGCTGGTTGCTGCCAATGAGTTATCAGTCAAGCTTTGGGCATAACGCACACGCAGAGTGTGGATTTGACCAACTGGGCCAGTCATGGGCTGAACGCCAACCAACTCGTTAGCAATAACGGTTGGCATAACACGACGGATCACTGGCAGAATCACACGGTTAAGTGTGGCAATGTTGCCAGCAGATGTAGAACCTGCGGAAGCGTTTTCCTTCAAGTACTTACGGGTATTTTCTAAAATAACACCCATGCTGTTGCGCTTGGTGCCGTTCAGACCTTCAAGCAGAGCTTCTTTGGTCTCGCCCCAGCGGCTTTCAAGTAGTTCTTGCGACATTTAAGTCTCCTATATAAAAAGATTATAAACCTGCCAAACGCTTGAGGTCGATCACATTTCTGCGGTCATCCGGATCTTGCTGTGTTGGAACAGTTTTATCTCCAGTCACTGACGAAACAGATTCAACAATTACCTTTTGGGTTCTTGCGGAACGGTCTTCCATCACTGCAGGGAGATATTTTTCGAATGCGTTTTTCAGACGAGCTGTTTGTACGCTTTCGAGCAAATTACGCATTACATCGGCTTTTTCCCGGTTTAAGGGATTCAGCAATTCGGCCATGAGTTCTTTACGCTCATTGCTGTCACGAAGAATACGCATTTCGCGTTCTTTGGACTCAACCAAGACTTTCGCCTTTTGGGTGAGTTGAATGGCTTCCGCCAACTTGCGATCTTTGTCGGTCAGCATATTGTACAACTTCTTGACTTCGGCTTTCTCATTGAGATGAGTAGCTCCAAATTCAGCTGCATATGCTTCAAAGATACGACGACCAAAACTGTTCTCTCGAGCAGCCTTGATGTCTTCTTGCAATTGTGTTAGTTCTGCCTTAAGGTGGTGGCTAACGGCTCGGCTCATCTTTTGAGCACTTTCTTTTACAAAACGTGCTTTGAGACCTTCCAATTGTGTGCGTGCTTCACGAACCAAACGAACCTTGGTTTCCACCATGTCGCGCTTGTCAGCAGCAAACTCTTGAATTTCTCGAGCCAGAGCATGCACCACAAAGTTCTCAAGCTTGTTGAGTCCTTCAGTATGCATTTTACGATCTTTGCGCAGTTCGCTAATTTCTTCAGCCAATTTCTGAACCATGAAGCCATTGAACTTCTGTGCTGATTCTTTCATTTTGCCTTGGAACTTAACACGATCTTCAGCAATTGCACGCTTCTCAGCTGCAACTTGTTGAATCTCATTGGCAAGACCATCAGTTACCATCTTATCTAAGGCTTCGACCATGACTGTTTTGTCATGTTCGTAGCGTTGCGCAAATTCCTCGCGGAGTTCTGCACGTACTTGCTCGCGGGCTTCATTCAACTTAGATTCCCAAGCCTCGTTTAATTCTCGGCTTACGTCTTCGTTGATCAGGCCGCTGTCGAGCAAAGGTTTGATTGCATCAAACATTCCTGATTCTCCTTAGATTTTAAGTTCTCGGATAAGGCGCTTTACTTCCTCGGCCAAGTACTTCTGCACTTTGTCGCCTTGACCAGCTTCGCGAGCCATTTCCATCACGCGGTGACCATGTCTCATGTTCATGAGACCTTCGTACACTGCTGTGGGATAAGCATTTGGTGCGCTGGGTTGAGCAACTACATCAATAGTGACTATTTCAAAGTCACTAACATGTCCTGTTCTGTCGTCTACATTGCCGGAACCACGACTGCTAACTCCCAGCTTGACACCACTTTGCAACAAAGTTTTGATCAAGTTGCCCATTGGGGTTGGGAGAATTTTTAGCTTGCCGCAGCCTGCATGACCGTCCATCCACATTCCTTCAACTGAGTGACACACTCGATCAAGATTGATCTTGAGATCATCGGGATGGTCCACTTCACCTAGCACAGAGTTACCACCACGAATTTGTTCATTGATGGTTTCTACTGCTTTGATGATTTCGTGGCGTGGATAGATACGTTCATTTGCGTTGCGCTTGTCGCCTTCAATGCAAATGCCTTTGAGATAGAGATTCTTACTGCCGTTAATGTCGGCTTCTTCCAGGACCTGTATATTGGCCTGGCTGAATGTAAGATCTTCTCTTAGGTATCTAGATGACATTTAATTAACCTTTACGGCCGCCTGGTAGCGGGCTCTTGGCGTTAACACCAGTAGCTTGAGCTAAATGTGGCTTGGTAGCAGGCTTGAGATCTTTCATACCAGCGCCAGCTTTGTTCTGGAAGTCACCGATAAGGTCTTTGGTCTGATTGCTGTAAGCGCCAGCAGCATCATGCTTGCCGCCCATTGCTGTTCCAGTGTGCACTGGCTTGGCAGCCATACCAGCAGCGCCACTATTGGCAGCAACTGTAGACTTCTTGTTTACACCGCCTTCTTCAGCTGTGACTGGTTTTGGTGCAGCTTTGAGACTAACAGCTTCTGCCATTGGAATCATTTCTTCTGTGTCATCCACAGCAATTGCGTCACCACCTGCGTCTGGGACAAAATCGTCGCCGTCGCCCATGTCGTTGCCGCCTGCATCGCCAGACATTAATTCTTCAAATTCGGCCATCAACTGGTCCAATTTGTCTTCTAAATTCATGATGTCGTCTTTGGTAGCTGCTTCGTCGCTGCCGCCCATGTCGTCTCCCATGTCGGCTGCGTCGCCGTCGCCCATGTCGTCGCCCATGCCATCATCGTCGCCCATTTCATCGTCGCCTTCGGCTTCCATGTTCATGTCGCTTTCTTCTTCCATTTCGACATCGTCGATCAGGCTGTCAGCAGCATCGCCGCCCATGGCGCCTTCTTCGAGTTCGTCTTCAGCTGCTTCGTCGAGGTCTTCGGCGGCAGCTTCATCAATCTCTTCTTCGGCCATGATATTTTCATAAATCTGGCGGCTTTTTTCAACCACGATGTCGTGGAAAAGCTCGCGAGCTTTTTGTTCTTCATCATTGATCACGTATTCGATCAACTGTTCAAATCTGTTCATAGAGAAAACTCCTGTAAGTAAAGTGTATTGTTATTTACAATGCGAGAGAAAAATACGCGGTTTAATCGGCTAAAAAGGCCATAAATTGCCAATTATGATCAAAATTACGCAATAGGTTGTGGTGGTGGTGCGTACTGTTGACGAATTTTCTTGAGCTTCTCTTTGTATTCAAAAGATCGCACATCATTCATCTTTCGTAGCTTGTTGAGCTGTCGCAAAGTCAAGCGAGTTTTGCGCAAGTCGTTTTTGGTAACTTGTGCATTGTCTTGACTTACGTCTTGATAAGCTTCGGGTGCTTTTTTCCAGAATTCTTGTAGCAGCATGACGTTATTTATGCTGTTGGTGTAGCACCTGTGGCACTGGCTGGGACTACGCCGCCGGGGCCTCCTGGCGCAGCGGCCGCATCAACTCCGGGTGTGCCCGGTGTGCCCGGTTCCATGCCGGCCATGTCAGCACCTGTTTCAATGTCACTTTCGAGCCCGCCAGGTGTGATACCCACACTGCGAAGATCCTGTCCAGAGTTGGTCTGCATCTCTGGTTGATCGCGTTCTTCTTGCCACATTTCTTCGTTTTCTTTGATTTCGTCTTCTGTGAGGCCAAGATAGCGTTTGAGCAAGAATCGTTTGCTCATGTAGGGCAGTTGTTCCAGGCTTGTAAATGCTCCAATACGTGTGGTATCCAGTTCGGCTTGACGATAGCTAGCAAAGTTCTGTGGCGGATTGAATTTTAGCGTGAACAAACTGGAATCAATGTTGAAACCACGCCATTTCATGAACATCTTGAATTCATCGTCTAGCTTTTGTGCTATGTGTCCTTGCAGGCGCTCACAGTACTGGTTGAAACGATACTCTTGAATCAGTGCAGTGCCCACTTTGCCGTCGGCCATGCTGCGGTCTGAATCATCAGGACCTGTGGGCAAATAGCTAGATGGCACACGCAGACCACGAGCCATTTTGTTGTTGAAATACTTCAAGTCGTCGATTTCGCCCAGATTTTGTCCGCCTGGCAAGGTTTCTACACTGCTGCCGCGACCGTCTTGAGTCTGGGGGAAAAAGTAATCTTCGTTGATGCTGAGCGGGTTGTAGCTGGCATCCATCATGTTTTGTCCGCCGCCTGTGACAGTGGGGATTCGTCGCTGATGCATTTCGTTTTTTACACGTTCCACAAACTGCATGGCCAAGTGGCTGGGCATGCTGCCCACGTCAATCTTGAAGATTCGTCGTTCAGGAGCACGGCTCACACGATAGATAAGAATACTGTCTTCCAGCAGTTCTTTTTGCTTGAATACCTTGTAGATCTGTTCCAGCACACTGCGTCCAAAAGGCCAAAATACGTCCAGTCCTTCGTTTAGGCTCATGTGCACCACGTGCTTGGCATCCAAGCAAGTTTCGTTCATGGCTGTCATGAAACGGCTGTTGCCCACGCCGCCACCTGTGCCACCGTTGGGCATGGTGTAGTTTGCACTGCCGCTGATGCTGCCGGTCACAGGGTTGGTCATGTAGTCTGTGGTGGTTTTTGCTGCCACAGTCATGTTTTGGAAATTGGGGTTGATGTCACGAATCACATACTGCTCGGGACGCTTGCCTTCGCTTTCGTTCACAATGATACGTGCAACCTTGCTCATGTCCACCCACATCATTTCAAATGTTTCTGGGTCACGCACAAAAACTTGATCACCGTACTTGATGGTGTTGCGGAACAGTTTGAAAATTCTGTTGTCTAGTTGATTGATTTTTACCCACTGCTGCAACTGTTTGCGAATGATGCTGACTTCGTTGTCTGTGGGCTTGTCTTTGTAATCTACTGCAAATGGTGTGCCATTGTCATCGTTGATCTGTGTGGAAAATTCAGCAATGATATCCAGGCATGCATTGATTTCTGAATCCATGTCCATGTTTTCGTACTGATTGTATCGTTCCACACGGTTGGGATGGCCTGAATAAACTTCGGGCAATCTGCTGGCATAGTTACGAAACACAAAGTCTGCAGGCATACCGCCTGAGCCGTCGTTTTTTCCGTAGCCGGGCAGGCCGTATTGATTGGTGCCGCTGATGGGGCTCATCACGCCTGATGTGTCTGCTACTTTGAAGTATTTGCGCCAGCCGCCGCTTGATCTAGGTTCTGCCATGGTGACTTATTTACCGTTAGTTTGATGCCAGCTGTGCCATTCTTTGACTGGCTACGGCTGTGGTCTGTTGACTACGAGACATGCTTTCCAACAACTGAATCATGCGTTGCTGAGATCCACTTTCTTTCATTATTTGGATAGAATCGACCAACTCTCGCATCACCTGTGCCATTTCTTTTCGCATATCACTCATTTGCTGTTCCATGTTTTTGTTGGATAATACTAGTTCGTCCAGGGCAGGCATCATCACAGGCACAGCACCATTTTTCAGCGGTATCACTGCTTCTTTGCCATGCAACACAGCAGGATATCCAGACATCGGGCCTTGGAACATGCCACCATCTTTGGCTTTGGGAACGTCTGTTAGTGCAGTCAACACTTCCTGACGACTAATAGTTGCTTTGTTAGTTCCAACCCCTCGATAATAACTCATTCCGTCGGCTAGCGGGAATCCTGCCCATACTTGTGCAATAGCATCGGCCATTTGGTCTGCAGACATCTTGCCACTTTGAAATTTTGGCCAACCTTTTTCATTAAGCAATGCAATGGCCAGTTTGTCTTGTGTGCTTGGAGAAAATGTTTCGTTTGGGTTTACTACACCTCGAGTTAACAAGGTACGGAGTGTTTCTTGTATTATTTGATACTTTCCAACTGCTGTGCTCTCATGTCCTGCACGAACCATTTTACCTTGAAAATCCTGAACTTCTGCAATAGTCATATTGGTTAAGTCGGGGTTTATTTCTCCCCCAACCAATACGTTGTAGTTGCCGCGACTTTCTGCACGACCTATTAGGTCCAATATTTTAATAATAGATGCAGTAGGCTTTTCGGCTGTTGCTGGGTTTGCACCAGGTGGCATTGGTGGCAAAGGTGCAGGATTATTTGGGGTAGAACCCGGAGCAGCAGGCTTTGCAGCTGGTGCACTAGACGGAGCAGCAGGCTTTGCAGCTGGTGCACTAGACGGAGCAGCAGGCTTTGCAGCTGGTGCACTACCCGGAGCAGCAGGCTTTGCGGCTGGTGCACTACCCGGAGCAGACTTTGCGGCTGGTGCACTACCCGGAGCAGCAGGCGGTGTGGTGGTTGCTGGTGCACTACCTGGAGCAGCAGGCGGTGTGGTGGTTGCTGGTGCACTACCTGGAGCAGCACCTGATTTTGAACGTTTATGTGCATCTTCAAGACGACGTCTATTTTCTTCAGCTTTTTTTCCTAGATCAGCAGCATTTTTTGCCTTGTCTGCATCATCCTTCTCTTTTTTCAATCTTTTAATTTCAGCTTCAGCTTTATCTTTTTCAACATTTGTCTTGGCCTCTGCTAGCTTTTTCTCTTGTTCTTTTATCTTGTCCCCGACCTCTTTAATTTTTGCATCGGCCTGATCCACCTTGGCTTGTGCAGCCTCCGGCGTAGGCGGAAGACGCACACCTGATTCCACTGGTACGCCACCAAACGTGGGTGTTCCGCCAGGCACAGGGTTTGCACCCACTGCTGAGCCAAAGATAGCAACTGCGTTTGCAAAAGCCTCGGATGCTGCTTTGTTGATATCTGCTGCAGAATTAAAGGTCGCAATACCTTGTTCCATGATTTGTGCAGCAGCTTGCTGTGCACGACCTGCGCTGACCATTAGAGTAAGATCGCCGCCGGGCTGTTTGCGTTTCTTTTCTTCCTGTTTAAGGTAGTTAGTAATTGCTTCTGGACCTGTGAACCCTGCCTTGGCGGCTTCTTGTGCTAGTGCGTTTTGACGCTTGACAGAATTGTCCATGCCAACAATACCTGTTTGCAATGCGTCAATGCCGCCGATCAATCGGTTGGTACCTGCCAATGACTGCAAATTAAGATCAGCATTTTTGGCCAGGTGTTCCAGGATCTGCTGATCAGTGATGTTGGGCTGAGCCAGTATTTCTGATATTCTGTAGGTTTGCTCTGCTGCTATTGCTTCTGGGGTGGTCAGTGCTCCTTGGCCTGCTGCCTGTTGCAAAATACCAAGAAAGCCTTTTTCGTCGCCTAGGCTTTTGGCAATAGCTGCTGCTCGTTCAGCAACTTTCAATTGAGCCATGTCTGCGGTATCGCCACGTTGCTGCGCATCTATCAAGGCTGCACGGAATCTAACTTCGGCCATTGCAGCTTCGCGTGCTTCTTGTTGTTCACGTCGGGTAGCGCCAGTGAGTTGTGCTGCTTGATCTAATTCGTGTACAAATCTAGCAGATTCTTCAATGAGTTTTTCAGTGTTCTTTAACTGCAGCTGGCCAGTTCTGGCCTGAATGCTCATGTACAACAAAGCAGCTTCTCGCTGTTCTTGTTGAGTGATACCCATGATTTCAAACGTTTGGCCAATATCGCTTTTGACCAATGCACCCGAAACTTCAGCAAATCTCTTGGCTCCAACACCTGCTGTTCCGCCCAACAAGGCCAGTTGCTTGTTGTTTTTACTCAACATTTCTTGAAACTGCGCTGCATCCGCTGTGGTCATGTTCAGCGTGTGCATTAGGTCCAGAGTGCCTTCTAGTCCACCAGTTAAACTAACACCTGCGCCGCTGGCGTCGTTGAAACTTTTTACCAGGGTGTCAAGCTGCTTGGCTCCTATCTCGTTGAATTTAAGTGCAGCTTTGCCAGCAGCTGATCCTAGCCCAAACACTGCTGCACCTGCCATTCTGGCACCACGAGTCAATATTCCAACAGGACCAGGAATAAAAGACAACACCGTCAGCAAAGTACCTATACTACTTGCTACGTTCAATATTGGTGTGGCAAAATCGTTGAGTGCTTTGGCAGACAGTTGCGCACCACGTTCACCATTGATCAAGCCTGATGCAAATGTGGTCAAAGATTTTGTGGTGCCGCTGAGACCAGCACTGAACAATTGTAGACCTGACTGTGCTGTTAAACTGTCTCCTCCAAGATTCAAGAACTTGTTTTTCAATATCTCAGCACTGCCCCCTGTGCTGCTCAATGAATCAAACAAATCTTTGCTGCTGCTAGAGGACCTACGGTTTTGTTCTATGCTTAGTTTGGTATTACGATTGCGTTGTTCTGCTTCGTACTTGGCTCTTTCTTTGTCTTCTTGCTCACGTCCTTGCTGCGACAGATTGTTTCTACGAGTTGCTTCCTTAATTGCTTCTTCTCGAGCCTTGCTTTCTTTTTCCAAAGCATCAGTGACTTTTTGGCGTTCTTTGTTTTCTTCTTCTATGTTATCTGCAGTTTTTTCCACTGCTTTGGCAAACTTTTTGACAGCTTCTTCTTCGTCACGACGTGTCTTTTTGGTAGTATCCAATTTGACTGCTAGTTGACCCAGGGCCACAACCATTCGATCTACACCTCGAGTCATTTTGTCAGCAGGGCTGTCCACAGTTGCGCCAGGAGGTTTGCTCATTCCTTGCAGCACCGGAATCAGTTGACGCATCTGTTCAACTAGGTCTCTTAATTCTTGATCCATGTTTTTGCGGCCTATAAATAGTTATAGTCATATTTACCGCGAGAAAATCCATGAATTCCAATCCCTTGAGTCAATACTTTAGGCAACCCGCTATCTTTATTCGGTTGCCCAGTCAGGGCAAATTTTACCCTGCCAACGCCATTGAGCACACAGTCAACGGCGAATATCCTGTGTTACCCATGACCACCATGGACGAAATCACATATCGTACACCCGATGCCTTGTTCAATGGGCAATCAGTGTGCAGTGTGATTGAGAGCTGTATTCCCAACATCAAAGATGCCTGGGCTGTGCCCAACGTTGATCTAGATACCATGCTGGTGGCCATACGCATTGCTACCTATGGCAACGATCTTGACATCAATTCTACCTGCCCTGGATGCGAAACAGAAACAGAATATACCATGAATCTCACACAGGTTCTCAGCAATATCCAGGGCATGGATTACTCACAAAGTTTGAAAATTGGAGATTTGGAAATTTATTTTCAACCCATGAGCTACAAACAAATGAATGAAAATTCACTGACTCAGTTTGAAGAACAACGTGCCCTGCAGTCCTTGACTGAGATGGATCCAGAAAACAAAGATCGTGTGAAACAGTTGTCCGACGTGCTGAAAAAAATCAACAATATCACTACCCGAGCACTGGCTCAAAGTATTGCCCTGGTCAAGACACCCACTGCACAAGTTTCCAACGAAGAACACATTGCAGAATGGCTGGGCAACTGCGATCGCAACATGTTTGGCCAGATCAGAGATTTTATCATTGCCAACAAGCAAAAAAGTGAATTGCAACCCATGCACATTCAGTGCAGCAACTGTAATCATCAATACGATCAACCATTTACCCTGAACATGACTGATTTTTTCGCGGGCGCCTCCTGATCCAAGACAACGAACAGGTTGTCAACACTGTTGATAAAATGGAAAAGGAGGCCAAGCAGATCAAGGACGAAATGTTCAGGATTTGCTGGAGCATGCGTGGTGGTATCACTTTGGATCAAGCCATGCAGTTGAGTTATCGTGATCGAGAAAGCATTGCCGAATTGATCAAAAGCAATTTGGAAACAACCAAAAAATCTGGGCTGCCTTATTTTTAATGAACTTAGAAACTGTAAAACAAGACATAGAACGCTGGATTGTGAACTTTGTGGAAGTTCCGCATCCCGCCCTGGGAGGGTTTTCTCCGTGTCCGTATGCTCGCAGTGCAAGACTCAAAAATAGCTATCAGGTATTCTTGGGCACTGACCCATACTATGATCTCAAACATCGTGCACGGCATGGTATAGGCCTCAGCGAAGTCATAATATATGCATACGATCCTGATCAATGGTCTCATGACCTGTTTGCCAGCAGCCTTGATCATGCCAACAAAGATTTTTTGTTGGCTGCTGATTTATTGGCCTTAGAAGATCATCCCAAAGATGTTGAAATAGTCAACGGAGTTTGCATGAATCAAGGAACCTATGCACTGGCCTTGGTACAAAGTGTCAGCGACCTAAACACCAAGGCTCAGCTTATGGCACGCAAAGGATTCTATGACACATGGCCTGAAGATTACTTGCAGTCCCTGTTTCAGCATCGTCAGGATCCGCGCACATGACCTATCAGTTTGCACGTATTGATTTGTCGAAAACCAACTATGAGCCTACTGTGAAATGGCAGTACCTGCGCGAACCTGATATTACTCAGCTGAACAGCATCTACAGAGATTACTGCAAATACAAACATTTTGCCAGTGTAATGCCCATATTTGATAGCCGTTACACTGATCCAATGACTGATGTGATTGGATACTATGACGGAGACAAGCTGGCAGCATTCAGCTTGATCAAACGCTACGACGAAAAAAACGCCCTGTGCGATCAATTTGCATGGAACTACAACAATCCCCGACTACGGTTAGGGATAGAAACACTAAAAACAGAGTGTGCCATCTACAAAGCACAGGGATTTGAGTATCTGTATCTTGAACAAGCACACCTGTACAAACAAAGCATAGACGGCTTTGAATTATTAGGACCACTGGAGTAACTATGGACATCTACACAATATGGGCCAACAAGGCCGGAGACATTTCAGACCTTGAATGGGTCAACGGAATGAAGAGCTTTTTTGATCATCTGAAGTCTGAGGGCAAACTGGAAAACTATCGTATCACACGCTGCAAGATGGGTTTTCGTAGCATAGCAGACATGCCTGAATGGATGATACTTATGGAGTTTACAGACATGGCTCAAATGGACAGTGCTTTCAAGAGGGTAGCACCATTGGAAGGCGAACTGGAAACCAAACACCGTAGCTTCAATCAGTTTGTAGCAGGTGACATCCAGCATGCTTTGTTTAGGGACTGGCCTGATCAAAATTTATGAGTGTGTATTGCATTACTAGTGCATACCCAGTAGGGTGCACTTTTTTTGATTGGTCTATTCATTTCTTGTCCGGGCAGACACATCACTACAATATACATCAACAACAGTGGTTGGAATTGCCCAATGATCCTGTGCAAGAACTCAATGCCCATGGGTATAAAAAAAATCATCCCATGGGCTTTGTTAACACACAAAAATTTATAGAGTCCTTGTTGTCCATGCCGCAACACCAACTGTATTCCGCATACCCATACCCATTGAAACTTGTTGTTGCAGTAGATGAAAAAAATATACCAATATCTGATATTGGTATACCTTCTGTTAGATCACAAATTTTTCAATACATAAGTCAAGACTTTGATCAAGTGTTTGAATTTTGCAATCTTCGCAATGCAAAGTTAATATACATTGGAAATCATCCAAATATTCAACTGTACCATTTAGAACCGCGAGCATTAGAAGGAGAAACAATTGATCATCAACCATACAACAGTGTCAGAGAATTAAAACAGCACCGTCAAGAATTATTTTTTAAAGACAGCATCGACTCGTGGACAGACTTAGGACTAACAGATATATGGGACCAACGAGAACAACAGGCACTAGATTCAAGACCTTTTTACTATCAAGAGTTATATTTAAAAAATATGACATATCCTCACTTGTGGATCAACTGCCAGGAGTTGTGGTACCGCGGCGAGCAAGCGGTTCAAAAGATGTTGAACTATTTGAGTTTAGAGATGGTATCAGAAAGATTAGCAGCATGGAGACCCATATACGCAAAGTGGCAAACCAAACAATTGAATTTGCTGAGTTTCTGTTACAATTATCAGCACATAGTTGACAGCATTGTCAACAACTGGTATTACGAGATTGATCTAACATTTGATCAAGAAGTAGTGATACAGCACTGTTTGATATATCAACACAATCTAAATCTCAAAACTTGGAAATTGTCAAAGTTTCCAAACAACACACAAGACTTGCACAAATTGCTAGAACCCAACACACATCCAGTGGCCAACTATTGAGAACTGCTACGCAGTTCTTGGTGTATCGCTGTCGCTCACACCAGTTGTTGAATCAAAGAGCGAAGCGATTAAATGCTTCATCCAGATCTTATGGTCACACTTTGCCCGCACAGGGCAAAGAAACTTCATCCGAGTCGGGCAAGTCACTTAGCGTTACAGCATTGCAGAGGCGGTTGTCCGGTACCTCGAGCTGCGTCTTTATCACAACGGCGATTTGTATCACACACGCTAACATGCATACAAACGTGTACTATCACTAGTACGTCTTTTTCCCTTTTAAAATTCTGTTCAAACAATCAAATCGCAGGTGTTGAGCGATCGTGGTCCTGTCAAGGATACTGATTGAGTGCTCGCGGCAGCGGCGAGGCTTCGGATCCCTGCGACACTGGGCCCAGGTTTCTACTGTTCGGCACACGAGGTTGACCTGTGCAAGTCTTGACTGCTTAACTGTGTAGTTTGTTGATTATGTGACTGCCGTGCACACGAACCTGAATGTGTCCGTTGTACCAGTCTTGGGATTCTAGCACTCGTCGTGAAAATTGTTCTCTTGCTTCGATATAGCTGCATTCTGATTTAGATTTACAGTAATAAAGTATTTCTCGTTTGAAGTTGTCTTTGCCTTGAGATTCAACATCCCGGGAGAGCTCTGGGCTGCTACCGTAATAGTCCTGCCAGTCGCTGTCCACCTTGGTGCGAATCTTTTTTTTCTTCTTGGTGCCGTTTTTGAGTTTGACTGTTCGTTGAGTTGTTTTTGAGAACTTGGCTAGTTTTTTGCCTATGTATTTGCGATCGGTTCTGATGTTGGTGATTAGGTACACAAAGCCCACACAATCTTCTGGGAGAGTTTCCACCGGTTGATTGTTGTATAGCCATGTCATTGCATATAATTTATGATTGCTGCCAGGTTGCTTTTAAATTTTGTCTGTTAATATTTGTATAAATCTTTTGGGGTACGAAGTTCTGGTATGAAAATTGTCACTGGAGTGTAATACATTTCGTTGGAATGAAAACAAGTTACCAGGTTTCCAGGGACGACTTACATATCGAAGACTCAAATACTCTCGGTCTTCATCCCAACAATGGCTTAGGTTGTTTTGCCAAAAGTTTTGATCCACTGGATTTGTTGTTTTTTTATTGGTCTGTTTGAACTTATAAAAATCGTTGTGTTCGGCAGTTTGATCAAACAGTATCGTACGACTGTCGCAATTGCTCAATGCAATAATGACCGAATAATAAGGGCGCCCAACATTGCTGGATCTAACATAATCAGTGTGAACATCCCAGGGCAAAGATAATTCTTGAAGCACCAGTTCAGACACACGATATTCGCCGAGCAGATTGTCTAATTTTGGTTTTATGATGCTGACAGCTTGATCAGATTGATCCCATGGCTGTATGGCCTGATTGGCAATTAAACTACCTTTGGTAAATCTTCCACCGTTGGAATAATAAGGAACCATTTGCCATTTTTCAACTGCTGCGTTTACTTGTTCAAGCTCAATAGCAGTTAAAAAATTTTCAATCTCAATTATTTCTTTCAAGGTATTCATAGTCAATTGGTAAGATAACCTACAGCATAGTTCTGATCAACTAAATTACAATGGCATTTTTGTTCACATTCAACCCAGGCTTTGCCTTGATTGTCGAATGTATCAAACAGTTTGGACCAAACTGGGTCATTCAGGACCTGATCCAGTGACCTAGATTTCAAATCCAACTTGCTTCTATGTATCTGATGAAAACTATCTTTAAAATGTATAGTTTTTCGATCTGTGCTGATACTGTGGTATGGATAGCTGACCCAACTACATGGATGCAGTATTCCGTCGGCACTGACGTATATTCCTCGATTTCCAATGCTGCACATGGGAGTTATCATTTGTTGATGCTGCTGTTTGATTTCTATAAAACGTTGCTGATTATGAGCTAGATAAGATTGGTTCAGCTGTTGTCTGTCAGAGAGCTGTTCAAAGTATCTTTCATATCGATGAGTTTTGCTTATAAACTCTAGATCAGGTTCAAGCGGGTCATGGACTCCACCGTATGCTTCTCCGTACTTGCTGCCAAATTTTGTACTGTACGTAAGTTGTAATCCATCGCACCCGGCGTTTTGTGCTTGGGCTCGTATGCTATCAATGTGGGCCTGATTGAACTTAAACAAAATAGTGGCCCAGTACACAAATGCAGAACTATGTTGGCACATGATATCCATGCCTTGCATGATACTGTCCCAGTTGCTGCCAACTCTGTATAGATTGTTTGACTCATTATCGTACCCGTCGATACTAAAATTAATAGTGTCATACTCGTTACTGACTTTGGCAAAATCTTGCCACCAATCAGCTTTTCTATAGCTGCCATTGGTGATGGTATACACATGTATTTTGGGATTATGTGATTTGATGTAGTCTACGATCTCGATGTATTCACTGGCATAGATTGGATCTCCAATGTCACCACACATTGTGATACGTTGGACTGTGTTTTTAAGTAGATCAGGAGTTAGAATTTTTTTGAAAAAATTCAAATCCAGTTCTTTGTTTAACCACGGTACAGGGCTGGCATCATTTCGAGGACACCGAGGACACTTCAGTGTGCATTTGCCACTGACTTCAAAATGCCAATGATAAAGTTGCCAAGGATACATCAAGGAGAAATTTCTATGTATTTTACTGTATTGTCAAACAACACACTGACAATTTTGTTTGCTACATTTTCTGGAAGCAAATGCGGATTGTTGTAAATGTCCTGATATCGATCAGGTGTGTTCTTGTATCTTGCTTTGTTGAAATTGGTTTTAGTTAATCCCAATCTAATCTCTAGCAAACAACAATCAGGATACTCGACACGAAGCATGTCTCCAAATATAGACAATGAAGATTTGGTCAGGCTGTATACTAAATCTCCTGGCCAATACCGATTGTTGTTGGTACTGGTAATGTTGACTATTTTACATGCTGGATTGATTTTTAATACGTTTTTGGTTAGTAAAATTGGCGCAAGCAAATTGGTATTGAAAATTTCAACAACATCGTTGCTGCAATGATTTGCAAACTGTTGTTTTCCGCCTAGTCCGGTACCAGCACAATTTATCAACATGTCAAAGTCGACATCTAAGTCATCGATATGTTTTGTATTGGTTAGATCAAATGTGTTACGGTTGGGTGCAATTACTTGATGGTCCACTGACAAAGTTTCAAACAAAGCAGCACCAATGCCGCTTGATGCACCGGTTAAGAATATTTTCATAGCTGGCCAATCTCGAATATTTTTTTTCTTGGGCCCACAAGGTGTTGCTTTGCCAGCGTCAGCAAACTGCTGAGTTCTTGGCGGACCCTTGGCTGAGGATACCCATTCTTGACACAATGTTCGTGAATTTCAACTCGCCGACGTATGCGCTCTGCAAGGTCTAGAGACGGATTCTTGGAACTTACCCAATTGTAAGTGCTGGTAAATCCCAGGCTGCCTTGAGCATCCAATACAATATCCAAATCCTTGAGCATCTCAGCACTGGTTATTGGTGTGTCGTCGATAAGGTGCATGGTAGTTCCCCATCGAATTAGTTCGATTATTCCTTGTTTGGCATACAGGGAGTATTTTTCTAAACTGTTTAAGTTTTCAACATGATCTTGCAATGTCTCAGTAGGGTACCCGCAAATCATCAACCAAACATTTTTGATATTCCATCTACTGCATTGGTCGATGTGATAATCAATATCAAGATTGGTAAATTTTTTACGCATGTGGTATCGAACATTTTCACTAAAGCTTTCAATACCAATGGTAACCTGCTTGCATCCTGCATAGTACATGGCTTCGTAGTGTGAGGCAGACATTTGAGACTGGGGTCTGCAAATAAATTGTCCAATGTAGCTGACATTTTTGAGATCAGGATTTTTGACTTTTTCCTCAGCTAGCAAACAGTTGAATTGATAGAAGTTACTGATGCTACCATTGATCAAACTGTCTGTAAAATCAAATTCTGTGACCCCAAGATCATAGTAATGTTGTTTGATTTCTTCTACCAACTTATCAGCTTTTCTGAATCGAAATTTAGGCCAAGTCGCACCAATGTCGCAAAACGTACAGTTTCTTACACATCCACGACTTCCGGTAACATACACTTTTTTTGCACTATACAAAGACAGATCAAAGTTTTTGTAGTTGGGGATCGGGAATTGATCAATGTCCCAGTCGTTTTTCTGAGGTACTTGATTAACTCCGGGCACACAAGTTTCGCCTTTGAGTATGGCATCAAACGTGGGCTCACCGTCGCCGATCACTACAAAATCAGCCAATTGGTTTTCAACAACCCAGCTAGAAAAGCCAATTTTTGTATCAAAAAATTTACTGTTGCATCCGTTGCCGCCCAATACAATTTTGGATAAAGTTCTTTTTCTCAGCCATGGCAAAATTAATTGTGCCATCCTGAGACTCCACATACTAAAAATACTGATACCAATGAATTCAAAACTGTCAGGATCTATTTTGTTGATTTGCTCGCACCATAGATCAAACACCTTTTGTCTGAGTTCTTCAGAGATACCATGGTAGTCAATGGTGATACCTACCAACCAATCACTGAGTTCAGCAAGTTCTTTTTCGTTGAGTGTGCGGTGCAAAAAAATATTAAAGTCTAAAAACTCGTAAGCCTTTTGATTTTGTTCGCAGATTGCTGCCAAAACTGCCAATGCTCCGGGAGGTGCCAATGTGTCGTACATGGGGAGGTTAACTAATAATACTCGGCTCATTTTAAATACTGTTTGAGTTGGCTAACTAAATCTAGATTTGAATTTTTTATGCCCAAATAATAATCAATATCTTCTTGTGTTGTTAGATTCAAGTAATCTATTTTTCCCTGCACAATTTTTTCTTGGTACCGATGATAGAACCCTGAATCCCATTTAAGTCTAACCATGTGATCGTACAATTGCATATCAGCGCACCAGTAATCCAACAGATGATTGTCAACTCTGACCAATGGTTTGATTTTCCATGGTTCAAAGAATATTTCTACATTGCCGTTGCAGTTTATATCAACACAATATTCTTGTTGTTGTTGATAGTGCTCAACCACTGATCCATTGATTTCAAAACGTATCATAGTCAAATTAGAATGCTCAACGGTCAACAGCACTGATTATTCCTTATGCATGCTCTATGTCTGTATTATAGCTGGTAAAGCCATTTTCTTTGACCACTCTGAGTATGTTCTCAACTCGTCCGGCCAACTCGTCTCTGTGACTCACAAGCCAAACACTCTTGTTGCGTTCGCGGCTCATGCGTTTCAGTAGACCCAAGGCGTTTTCTACGCCAGATGTGTCTAAACCATTGTCGATCAGTTCGTCAATGAACAGCAAGTTGATGGGGTGATAAAGGCTTTCCCATACATCACGGAATGCCCAGCTCATGCTGAGAATTAATCGGGTACGCTCGCCTCTTGACAGATTGTCAAAGTCCAGTTCACGACCTAGTTCTTCGATATTTACCGACAAATCATTCATGAATTTCACAGTGTGCGGCAAGCCCATACGATCCAGATAGTGGGTAAGTCTGCTGTTGAGATAACTGAGATTTTGATCAATGATTTTTTTGCGAACAAAGCTGTCTTTGGAAGTCAACAGTTTCAGCAAGAAGTCTTGATGATCCTGTACTCGGGTCAGCTCGTTGAGGTGATCGTAGCTCACAGTTTGCAGAGCCTTGGTCTGCATATCAGCAATCTGTTCACCATAGGGATCAGTTTCGGCATGCTTGTTTGTGATCTGTGTCAGCAAACTAGCAACTTGGCTGCTGTGTTTGATAGCTTTTGCTTCGGTGTCGTAGTGGGTAACTGGTTGCTGACCAGGATCCACTTCGGGCATTTCTGCCAGTTGATCAGCATAAGGGTTGACTTCGGTAGTTTTATTTTCCAGTGTTTGACGAAGCGCATCTAACTCAGTGGAGTGACGTATTGCTTCGGCTTCTGTGGTGTAATGTGTTGTGGGCGGAACACCCAGCTCGCCCAGCTTCAACAACGCATTAGTGTGCTCTATCCATTGACTGTTGGTGGCCAAGACCTGTAAGGCAGCTTCTTGTAGTGTTTTTTCTTTTGTAGCCAACACTGACTCGTGACTGACATCATGAAAGTCTTGTCCACATGCATAGCACTTGTGATTTCGGAGTTCTTCAATCTCGGCTCGTAGTTTTTCTACCAGCTTGACTTCTTTCTTCTCGTCCTGAACACAACGGGCGATCAGTTTTTCAAGTTCGGCAATGTCTCGAGATTTTTGATTGTGAGCAGCTAACTGTGCCCATGCTGCTAGTTCAATATCAATGCTGATACGATTCTTGTCCGAATATGCACGACCTGCGGCTTCGACTTCGGTGTTGTGTTTTTGTTGCCAGGCTGTGCTGCGAGCTGACAGGCTGTTGCGAGCTTCTTGTTGTCGACGACGATCACTCCATACAGTTAGGTCTTGGTGTGCTTGTAATTCTGCTTCAATGTTGATCTTGGAAAGTTCGTCATACTGACCAACTAGAATCTGTAGATCGCTGTCGTATTTTTTCTGCCATAGCACTTGTCTGCGACGCAGGCTTTCGATCTGTTCTTCTATGCGTTTGTTGGCTTCTTGCTCGGCACGTATACGAAATTCTTCTTGCGAGATCGCATCTTTGGTTTGTCGATTTAACTCTTTGACACGATCGGCTCGTTCACTCAACAGGGTAATGCCCAACAACTGCTCAATGATGGCACGTTGCTCATTGGCCTTCAAACTCAGGAATGGTTCAGTATAGGTATTCAACGCCAACACATGTTTGAACATGTCGTGACTCATGCTCATGATGCGTTCGATCACTTCCTGCGTTTCTTTGTTTTCGCCTTGTGCTTCGTCTGTGGCAGCTTGTGCTTCGTGGTTCACATAGAACTTCAGCACATTGGGCTTGCGACCACGTTCAATTCTGTAGTCCTGACTGCCCACACTGAAGTCCAGACTTACCAGCATGTTCTTGCCGTTGGTCTTGTTCACAAGGTTGTCCTTGCGAATATTTGACAGTGCATTGCCATACAAGGCGTAACTCAACGCATTGATGATTGTGGTCTTTCCTGTGCCGTTGCGACTGCCGTCGCCACCTAGGTCCAGGTTCTCGCCTAGTACCAGCGTCAAGTCCCTGCGATCAAAGTCAATGCCTTGTGTGGCATTGCCCACACTCATGAAGTTTTTGACAGTGAGTTTTTTAATGTGAATCATGCTTTAAAATATGCAAGGCTGTGGCCTTGTGTCCTTGTTCCAGTAAGTGGCCAGTTGGTCCAACCGGGTATTTTTTTAACTCGTCGGCCAAACACCATTGATTCCATCCAACAAAACAGGAAGTGTCAATCATTGATGCTAATTTTTGTAGTTCTAGATGTTCTTGTTCAAGTTGCTGATCATTCATGAGATCAAAACACAACAATGATTGTACACTAGAATTAAAGTCTTGCCAACTGCTTAACCACCGATCTAGATGATTTGACGCAGTATTGATCATGACATATGGTTTGTTGACTGATTCAAACAATCGTTGCAACAACACAATGTTTTGCAACCATAACTTCGCAGCATACAATTCGTTGTGCCAGACCCGATAATGTATTTTTCCATATTCTGCAAAGTTAGGATCTTTGCTGTAAAGCCTGTGTATCAATTGAGGATTGAAGTTGACATCATGGTTGTTGTCTGCTCTATACCTGGTAAATCGAGTGGTGTAAGTCCAAGCAATATAGAATTTATCAAACTGATCTAGGTGCTTTATGGTCCGATACATTATGCGATCGTTGGTGCCACCACTGACACTGTCATTCAAAAAATCTGCGCCTAGTGCAGAAGACACAACAGATGGCCATGCACTACTTTTGGGATCTTCAAGATCATCACCGTAGGTATGACTGCATCCGTTGAAATACAATTTCATAGTGTTTGATAAATCTTCAGCAAGAGCTTGTTATCGTAAAACTCACTTTCAATGTTGGTAAGTTGATCTGTAACAATCTGATCCACTGATTCAAACTTGACTTCTCCGGGCGCCATATCTTCGTCTACACCGGCAGTCTTGTTGGGAATCAACGCCATCTCACGCAGGTTGTAGTCTCGCACAAAAGTTTCTTTGATAAAGTTGGCTTCTTCGTATGAGATCTCGATATCTAGGTTAACTCTGACATGCATCTTGGGTCGAAGCAGCGACGCAGCGTTGTCAATAAGGTTGGCCAGCCCGTACACACGGTACGTTGGTTGAGCAGGCCAAGCATGAAATTCAGGCGCTGATCCCCACTCCAACACAGTGAGACCTCGTTCGTCATCACCAGCATCTGCATAATTGTGAGGGAACGCATTGCCGATGTAGGTAATATTCTTTTTGGTCTGCCGCTTGTGAAAGTGTCCTGTAAAAACATGTCCGAACCCTCCAAGATCTTCTCGACGTATTTCACCATGATCTGGCATCTCTACCATTGCATTCATCAGGTATCCTGGCAGTTCAAAGTGACCAAACAAATATTCACCGCTCATTTTTGCCAGTCGTTTGTGATCATCACCGCATAGCCAAGGAGCAATAGTGACGCCGCCACTGCTGAACCAATCATTGCAGATTTCCACACGCGGTAGGTGTTTGGCCCATTCTACACTTTGAATGTCACGTTTATCCCGATAGTACAAATCGTGATTACCTGGAATAAAATACACACGTTCAAAGTTGTTGTTCATGTGCTCCAAGGCCTGCAAACTGTAGTTCAGGGTGACTATGTTCAGGCTTGATCGATTGTTGTGCCAATCGCCCAGAAACATGCAGGTTTCGCAACCTTCTTCTTGGGCCTTGGCCGTGGCCCACTTCACAAAAGCCAAACAGTCTTCGTTGTGTAGAACACTGTTGGACTTGAGCCCAAAATGGATGTCGGTAAAGATTGCGGCTTTTTTAAATAAATTACTCATCTACTGATTGTACTACATCATCCAGGCTGCTCACAACCGGTCCGGACATGGCAGCCATGCTTTTGGCACCTGAGTTTTGACGAGTCCAGCTTGGGTTCAACCCATTGATTTCCAGGATATCGTCACGAATGTTTTGGTTCTTTTTCTCTATGTTGAGAATCCGCGTAAAACTGTTAGTGATCGCAGCAGTGTAATACGCAAACGGGTTCTGGCTCTTGCTCTCGTCGAACTGTAGACCAATCTGACTAAGCTGTAGTAGAGCTTGTCCACGCATTTCTTCATTGTATGTGTAGCCACGCCAGTTGCTCCTTGTGGCATAACGCTCGCACAGTTTCATAAACATGGTGGCCAGCTTGCGTGTCATATTGCCGTGATCGCGACAATACTCGCCCGTTTCCAAATCGCCCTTCCAGTGACTCTTGCCCACCACAAACGGTACCTTGTTTTCGTCGATGCGATAGTGATAAAACGGCGGAAAGTTCAGTCGCACATGTGTGGGATCCAGCACAGGCTCTTCCACAAGATCCTCCAGAGGATCCACTGCTACTTCATCCAGGTCCAGGATGTCTTCTAGCTTCTTGCGCTTGGTAGCATTTTTGGGCACTTTCTTGGGTGCCAGCGGAATGTGTTCCCAGCAGGTAATTCTAAACACTATGTCTGTGTTGGGAATTTTGGTAGGGTCTACAATTTCCCCTGTTTCGCGTTTGATACGGTCGGCACGATTTCTGCGGGCCTCGGCCACTGTGCGCTGATTGATCTTGTCAACACTGGGCAGTATGATATCGTACTGATGATCAGTCACAGGATCTCTGTAGCTGCAATAGGTTTTTTTGCTGAGATGAATTTCTTTGAGGATATCTCTGTTGTTGAGATAGTTGACTTTGGCTGGTGTTTTGACCAAGGGTTCTGACATGGGGGAGGTTCTCCTAATATTTACTTATTTTAACACAAAAGTATGACTTGTCAACCTTTCTTAAACTACGCTGATAATTTTTTGGGTAAATACTGTATAGGAACACAACAATGTCCACAGAATTTCCACAACAGGTAAACCCCAACACAGACCCTGAACTGCCGCAGGCCAATCCTGCGGATTTTGGCGCGACCGGCGAAACTGGCGCCGCAGAAAATTCTGCGCCTAAGCCTGTTGATCCCGACAACGATCCTGTTGTTAAAGAGTTCTTTGAACAGCGACGCCAAGAGCTTGAGACCCAGGCCAATGAAGATGACGACCCTGACAGCGACGCCAATGCAAGAACCAAGGCCTTGCTCAAAGAAACTCAGGAACAGGCCAGCATTCAGCAGTACTTCAACCAAACCACCAAGGGCGACTGGCGTGTACGACTGCGTATTGCACCAGATGCTGAGTACCTGTATCAAGACAAAAGCAATGCGCTGTTGGCACCACTCAGGGTCAGCGACGGTGTGGTATTTCCCTATACCCCTATAATCAACACCAGCTATGCTGCCAAATACGATCCATATGATCTAACACACTCCAACTATCGTGGATACTTCTACAAAGGTAGTCAGGTCAGCGATGTGCAAATTCAAGCCACATTCACAGCACAGGACACCCGCGAAGCAGAGTATGTGCTGGCAGTGATACAGTTTTTTAGATCAGCTACCAAAATGTTCTACGGCAAAGATCAACAGCGTGGATCTCCACCGCCCCTAGTATACTTGCGCGGCTATGGAGAATATCAGTTCAACGACCATGCCTGTGTGATCACCAATTTTCAGTACAACTTGCCCAACGACGTTGACTACATTGCAGTCACTCCCAACAACATAGGGCTGAACCTGAGTAACAGACAGCAACAAGTTGGATCATCGCCAGTCAGCACCATTAGTTCAGCCATAGGACGACTCAGCAACTTGTTCAATGCAGTAACTGGACAGCCCGGTGTGCCCAAAGGTGCTGTGCCAGGCACTCGAGGAGATCTGGGACAGACTCGTGCAACAGTCTACGGCTTGAATCAAGCCACATATGTACCAACCAAAATTGACATGAACATTACCTTACTGCCCATACAGACCAGGTCACAAGTCAGCAAACAGTTCAGCGTCAAAGAATTCAGCAATGGCAACTTATTGAAGAAAGGATTCTGGTAATGGCCAACTACGACTCAACCAGTCCCTATTACACAACTCCATACAGTCAGTTTTTTCTTGACGTCATGGTGGATCGTCCCATACCCAAAGAAAGTGATGACTTAAAAACTGTCATAAACTTGACATATCAGTACAGACCCGACTTGTTGGCCTATGACCTGTATGGCACACCCACACTGTGGTGGGTGTTTTATCAACGAAATCCCAATACGCTGACCAAGCCTCCTTTGGATTTTACTGTGGGCAAAGAAATTTACTTGCCCAAAGAAAGCACACTGAAATCGGTCTTGGGGTACTAAACAATGTCAGTAGCAGACAATCAAGCCAATGACGACAACCCGCAAACGTCAGACGTAGCCAACCTTGGCGAAATAGTAATTACTACCTCGCGCCCAGCAAAGACTGCGGCGGACAAACCCATTGTACCACAGCCCAACATACTGGACGGCTTTGAAACTACTAGCTATCAGGCTTCGGTCTACATGTTGACTCCGGCTCAGCTTACTGCATTTCAACGCACAGGAAAAAAATCAATTACGGGCTACAATTTGATGTTTCAAAGCGGAGGTGCACCCAACAACATAGGAGGACCCCAAGGGTCTGCAGCAGGCGCTGGTGCACCAGATGCAGGACGCAATCCATTTTTTCCCAATGACTTTTATATAGATACCATTACCCTGGAAAACATTCCTTTGGGAAAAGGTACCATGGCCGCGCACGGTTCAACCCAGTTGAAGTTCACTGTGGTTGAACCGTCCAACATTACCCTGATAGACTGCATATACAAAGCTGTACAAGATCTACAGCCCAAAACCCGCAACGGAGCCATAAACTACGCAGCAGTGTGCTATCTCATGGTGATTCGTTTTTATGGGTATGATAAAACTGGCAAACTGCAAGCAGTGGCTTCTACTGACCAGGCCTCCAAACAGTCAGACTCTAGGGCTATAGTTGAAAAATATATTCCTTTCCGAATCAAAGACATCAAATGGGAAGTAAGTTCCAGACTGGTCAGCTATGAGTTTGATTGTCAGCCTATTGGACAGATTGTGGCCGGCAGCACACGACGCGGCACCATCACTGCTGATTATGAACTCAATGGGCAGACTGTGGGCGAATTGCTGGTAGGCAGCGTAGCAGACAACAATGTCAGTGGTAGTGCTCCTGCTGGTGCAAGGTCTGATCCAAACCAGTCTAACGCTGAGACCACTAGATTGGCACAGGCAGGTACACCTCCACCCAATGCATCAGCGGCACAACAAAAATCTGCATTGAGAACTGGTCTGGTTGGTGTCATGAATGCCTATCAACAACAACTGGTCAAAGATGGCAGAGCCGATGTTGCTGACGAATATGAAATTGTGTTTGCCAACGGTGCTGAAAAAATCAGAGACGCTACGCTGTTCAAACCTGGATCTACTGTCAACAAAGGAGCCACTGACATGGGTCCTGCGCCACAGCAGGATCCCAGCGGTCTAAGCCCAGACAAAGGAGCAGTCAATCCCAACAGCAGAAATCAAGGCATCACCGCTGGCATGCAGATGTTGCAGGCCATTGACATAGCCATAAGAAATTCCGACTACATCACCAACCAGGCCACCACAGTGATTGCCGAAGGCGATGACGATAGATCAGAAGCTGGTAGCACAGCCACCACTACATCTTTTTCCTGGTATCACATTGCCATGAGTGTGCAGCAGCTGGACTACGATCCCAAACGCAATGATTTTGCATATCGAGTCAGATACACCATTATACCTTTCACGCCGCAAGATTTTCAAAGTCAGTATTTTCCAGTGCCCAAATTTAGAGGTGTAGTAAAAAGTTATCCCTACTGGTTCACAGGTGAGAACACTGCGGTACTGGACTACAGAGCCAACTTCAACAAACTGTATGTACAAACTGTGACCGGCAGTTCAGCCGACAATTCAGTATTGGCTCGCAGTAGAGCAAACTTTGCAGCCAGCCAGAGAGAATTGCCGTTTGTGGATTTTCCACCTCGTAGTACAGAATCAGCACAAGGTGCCGCTGGCAAAGCCAACGAACTGGCAGCCAACGCAGCTGAATACTTGTACAATCCAGCAGACAACGGACAAGGAGAAATAACCATTATTGGAGATCCTGCTTGGATACAGCAGGGATCTGCTGTGGGCGAACTAAACCCAACTGCGGTTGACTATAGTCCGTTTACCAGTGATGGTACCATCAACTACGACACACAGGATGTGCTGTTTGAAATAGTGTGGCAACGTCCTGAAGACTATGATCTCAACAACGGGCTTGCAGACCCGTATGCAAGAACACAGAATATCTTTGGAGATCGAGAGCCTCGTCAAAGCGTGATCTATCGAGCTATAGGTATTGTTAGTGAATTTACCAAAGGACGATTCCAGCAAAAAATCAAAGGTGTACTGTACCGATATCGTGTGCCTGGACCAGCTGCAGGTAATGCAACAGGCAGTGAACCTGATCAAAGTGATACAGAAACAAATCGTCCAAATGCTGCCAACGACCAAGCAGATCCAAGAAAAGCCGACAACCCTGCAGCAGTATTGTCCAGTTCGGCATCTCCTAGTGCAAGGTTGGAGCCAACACCAACCCTTGCTGTTACCCCAGTGAGTTCGGGGCAGTTTCCTGCTGTAGCACCCAACGCAAACAACCCAGTTTCTAGATTGTTGCCCCCACTACCGGTAAGTAGTAATGGACAACCAATTGAAACACCTGCTAATAGTAGACTCAATCCATCCTCTGCAGCACCCGGAGCTGTACCCAGTGCGTCGCAACCAGGCGCAAGAGATTATTAAGGACAAACAATGGCACAAGAAAGTGAACGCAGTCGAGGTCGGCCGTCAAACTACAAGTTAGATCGTGGCGGTGTTCCTGCGGAATCAGGGCCGTTTATTGGCACAGTCATGAACAACATTGACCCTGCACGGTCAGGACGGCTGCAGGTATATATTGAAGCATTCGGCTCTGGAGATATCAACAACGCAAACAAATGGACTCGAGTTCGATACCTGCCGCCGTTTTATGGCGCCACACCTGAAGGCAAAACACCCAACACTGGCACAGGCGAATACCCTGGCAATCAAAACAGCTACGGCATGTGGTTTACACCTCCAGACATTGGTGTCAAAGTGCTGTGCTTTTTTGTCAACGGCGATAGAACCGAAGGCGGTTACTATGTGGGGGTGATTCCTGAAAATGGTGTGAATCACATGGTGCCGGCTATTGGCGCAGCAGCCAACTATGTGGTGGGAAACAAGAATCAAGAAAGCTACTTTGCTGATTCGCCGCTGTTGCCGGTGACTGAAATCAACACCAGCAACAAGCAGTTGGACAATGCTGGAAGGTTCTATGACCAAGCCAAACCAGTTCATGGTGTTGTAGCAAGCTCTATGTTTCAACAAGGTCTCAACAACGACATTGAACGCGGCCCTGTGCGCAGCAGCAGCCAACGAGAATCACCATCTGCTGTGTTTGGTATCAGTACTCCAGGCACTGCAATTTATCAAGGCGGACTAACACCTGCAGATATCAGACAAAAACTCAATGCAGGAGAAGTCAAGCCAGCTGACATAGGCGTAATTGGACGCATGGGCGGCCATACCCTGGTCATGGACGATGGCGATATAGACGGCAACAATCAAATGTTCCGTCTGCGCACAGCCAAAGGGCATCAGATCACCATGAATGACACAGGAAACTTCCTGTACATCATTCATGCCAATGGACAAACCTGGATTGAGTTAGGCGTAGAAGGCACAGTTGATGTATTCAGCACAAATTCTGTAAACATACGCACACAGGGCGATATTAATTTGCATGCTGACCGCGACATCAACATGTATGCTGGGAGAGATTTCAAAGTCAAAGCCAATGCCAGCATCACCATGGAAGCAGTGGTCAACACCACAATTACAGCACAAGCAGATCTAAAACTGTACAGCAAGGCCACCATTGGCATCAAAGCTGATGGCACGTTGACTCTCAACAGTCAAGGTGGATCTTGGGGCGGTGGCGACAGTTTGGTATTCAAAGCCGGGGGCATTGATCTCAACGGTCCTGCTGCTGCTACTGTGGAAGCGCCACGACCCTTGCAAAAAACCAAACTTGATGATACCACTTTTGACAACCTCAAAGGCTGGCAAGTTGAAAAAGAAAAATTAGAAAGCATTGTGGGACGAGCACCTACCCATGAACCTTATCCATATCACAACAAGGGTGTAGACGTTGAAGTTGTGTTTGAAGAAGGAACACCAGCTCCTCCTCCGGGCGCACCGCCTGTTCCTGCCGGTGTAGAGATTGTGGCAAACTGATATGGCATCATTTACTTTTACTCTCCCAGGGTCTGCCAAGTCCTTTAGCATCAAAGGACCTGACGGTTTTACTGAAGCACAGGCACGATCTATATTTGATCAACAAGCTGCTGCTGGCAGTTTTGTGGGATTCAACCCAGGCGATGTGTTGAACTCAGCAAAACAAGCTGCTGCTGGATTGCCTGGCGCAGCTTCTCAATTGGCACAGTCGCTGACAGGCAGTACCAGCATCGTCAACGGCGCGGTGCTAAACAATGCAGTAGGACAAGTGTCAGGGCAAATTTCACAAGCGGTGGGACAGGCAACTTCTGTGGCCCGTGCGGCTGTGACCAACGTCACAAACATTGTGAAAACCATACCAGTAACCAACGGTATCAACCCAGCTGATTTTGCAAAACAAGCTTCGGCGTTATTGCCTATTGGCAATCTGACATCAGTGGATGTTCGAGCAGGCATGGCACAGGCCTCAAAGTTGGTAGGACAAGCAGCCGACGTTGTATCAAACACAGCAGGCGTGGGAAAATTTGGCTTTGATGGCGCCCAACTAGAATCAGCTGGCATACTAAAACCAGGGGTAGCAGCACAATATTTACAAAGCGGTGCCAACAAACTGACTGACGTGCTCAAAAGCCCCACAGTGTTCACTGGCAAGGATGGTATAAAGTCTCTAACAGATTTGTTGGGATCTGAAGTCAAACAAAACAGCATACAGCAAAGCTTGATGTCCAAAGGTGTAGAAGGACTCAAACAAGTAGGAGTTCCAGTCAACACTCTGACTCCCACTGCACTGGTGGGCACAGCGTTGAATGCTGCCAAAAATCTACCGGCTGCTGCAGATTGGGCCAAGGGTTTGCCAGTGCCACCTGACGTCAAAGGACAATTTGACAAAGTTGCACGTGATGGTGCATTTGCAGTGGACTTTGCCAATCAAAACATCACAAACTCGTTAAAACAAGAAATTGTACCTGTTCCAGCCAGCGACACAGTGAATCGTGAAACACTCAACGCTGCTGGCAGCCGAGTAATAGGCAATGCCAAAGTGCCTGCAGTCAATTATAACAGTGCTCCTAAAGTAGATATTGTTAAATTTGGCGATGCAGTCAGTGCCGAGCAATCAAAATACCCAGGCTTTTTGAAACGTGGACTTGCGTTGACCAGAACCGCTGATGAAAACAATCTGTCTCCTACTATCAGACAGCTGGAACAACTGGTCAGCGACTTGAATGCGTCTGATGGGGTACTGTTGTCACTGTTGCGCGAAGCCAACTTGATCAAAGCCCAATTGAACTTTACTCCACCACAATTGGCTCAGATTGAAACCAGCAGAGCTGATATTGCTAGAGCAATTGCTATTTTTGAAAAAGCTATCAAAGGCTTCAAGGAAGTTGTTGCAGAATCTGCTGCATAATCTAGGCTAAATATTGCCATGACTACATTTATTGGCTTCAACACCATCAACCAGTTCAAAAAGTTCACACTAACTGAATTTGCTCTGATTCAGCGTGACCTGTTAAACGCCTTTAACATACGTCAAGGTGAACTACCTGGCCGTCCTGGTTACGGTACCGCAATGTGGGACTTTGTGTTTGAAAACCAAATTGAAGAATTGGCCAACAATATTCGCAGAGAAGTTGAGCGTGTGGCTGCAGGTGATCCCAGAATACAGGTCACAGATATTCAAATATTTCCGCAGCAAAACGGCATATTGATACAGTTAGAGATTGCTGTAGTACCCAGTACCAACGCCGAAATACTCAGCATCTTTTTTGACCTTCAACAGCGTTCTGCTTCCTACGTATAAGTACGCCGTTTTTTTCGGCGATAAATAATACAAAGGTTGCACGGAATGGCACAGACTACTAGACAAACAGCTATATTTGGAGTTGAAGACTGGAAACAGATCTATCAAACTTATCGCGAAGCAGACTTTCAAAGCTATGACTTTGAAACGCTGCGCAAGAGTTTCATTGATTATATTCGTCTTTACTATCCTGAATCATTCAATGACTACATTGAAAGTTCAGAGTTTATTGCGCTGCTGGACGTTATTGCGTTCATGGGTCAGGCGCTGGCATTTCGTACAGATCTAAACACTCGAGAAAACTATCTAGACACTGCTGAACGTCGTGACAGTGTGGTACGATTGGCCGACTTGGTCAGCTACACTGCCAAACGCAACACAGCAGCACAAGGTCTGCTGAAAGTGTTCAATGTGACTACCACAGAAAATGTAGTAGACTACAACGGCGTAAACCTAAGCAACGTTACTGTGAACTGGGCTGACCCCACAAACCCTGACTGGCAAGAACAGTTCACTGCTATTGTGAACGCCAGTCTAGTGGACAGCCAGCGTGTGGGTCGTCCAGGCAATCGTCAAACCATACTGGGTGTACGTACAGATGAATACGCCATTAACCTGGTACCAGGATTTTTGCCAGTGGTGCCATACTCGGCCACTGTAGACGGCATCAACATGCCTTTTGAAGCTGTTACATCCAGCACAGTAGGTACTGATGTAATCTATGAACCCAGTCCTGTGTCAGGCACCAGTTTCAACGTGTTGTACCGCAATGACCAACTGGGCTTCAATTCAGACAACACTGGCTATTTCTTTTTGTTCAAGCAAGGTATTTTACAAAGTCAAGACTTCAACTTGGCTGAACGCATCGCCAATCGCACAGTAGATATCAATATTGAAGGTATCAACAACGAAGATCGTTGGATTTTCCAACTGGACAACGTAGGCAGTATTGCTCGCGAATGGACCTATGTTGAAAACGTATACACCGCAGCAGCTGAACAAGTTACCACTCTGCGTCCAATTTATTCAACTACTAGCCGTGCCAACGATCAAATAACTGTGGTGTTTGGCGATGGCGTGTTCTCAGAAATTCCTGTAGGAACATTCCGTGCATATGTTCGCAGCTCAAATGGATTGCAGTACATTATCAATCCTGAAGAAATGCAAAACGTTGTGATTCCCATCAGTTACACTGACCGCAACGGAAATCTGCAGACCATCACATTCACCTGTGGTATCACACGCCCTGTGACCAACGCTCAGGCTCGTGAACCTATTGCTGCCATTAAGCAGCGTGCTCCTGCTCGTTATTACACACAAAACCGTATG